AGGCAGAATACAACATGTTTGCCCCCAAAGTCCCGCCATGCCTTGCGTACACTATTAAGAATAATCTGTAGACTCATGCCTACCTTTTCACTGGCATCTCCTCGCACAACATGTCGAGCACGGAAAAATGTATTAGCTGTATCTACAATAATGTATGTCATATTAGGCAAATGGTCTGATAAGTTTGTTAGGAGATAAGAATTGTTCTTTTACAGATTGTTTCATAAACATGATATCTACTTGAATTAATGTATCTTCACCTTTATGAATTTCAAAAATATCAATTGGTATGAACCTTTTAGATTTAAAGTACTCTATGTAATCTTGTATTGTTGGAGCACCTTTATTATAACACAAGATTGGACATTCTGTATAGATTAAATTAACCTGATCAATAAATGAGTCTGCTCCTGATAAAATATCGAGCTCAGAGCCTTGGGTATCAATTTTAATAAAATCTGGTATTGGTAGATTATTAGCAGATACTAATTCATCAAGAGTAAAACAGTCTAAGGAAATAGTGCTTTGATTGTCGTAAATGGTTGTAGTTTCTTTATAATAACTATCGCCAGTATTAGTACCGTTATAAAATTCAACGGTTTCTCTTCCTGGGTTACTCAATGCTATCCCGCAAAAATGAGAAAATCCAGAATGTTCTAAAGCATTTTTATATGCAGGATTAGCTTCAAATAAAATAAATTCTGCGTTCGGGATTGCCAGAGTTTTGGTCTCTCTACTCCATCCACCTGTGTAGGCGCCTATGTCGTATACAGTTTGAATTTTTAACCCTTTTTGTTGTATGTTGTTTAAAAAATTTATTAGTTGACTCATTACCCTATTTCCGATCGGCCATTGCCTAAATTGTTTACATTAATGTATCCAGAACCTCTACGTTCCATATCCATGCCTGCTTCTTTACCAATATTTTGGCAAAGATCTTGAAACCATTGATCTACAATGGCTTCTTCGCTGTCACCTCGATAACCTGCTTGATTTAATTGTACTATAAAATACTCGTTCCAGTCAAGTTCAAAGAATCCATTTCTAACATTATCTGGATTAACATGGGTATCTAGTACACCTACCCATGGTTCTTTTTTAGCTGTAGCAATTTCTTTGGCAGTTTTTGGTACACCTGTTTTTGTATCTTTGGTAATATATTTTTTGGCTTCTCGTTCTGCGTTAAATTCTTTAAGCCAATTTTTTAATTTTTTAAACATTAAATTCTCCGAGGTAAATTAGGGTCGTCAAGGAATACCAAATTATCTGTTTCTTCTAACCAGTGTAAACAAGGTTCGGGTATTATATCAAATGCAATAGTAATTCTTTCTTTAGAACCAAGATGCGTTGTAGTATAGTGTGGTACATGATTAGAAAATAATGTAAATTTTCCAACTTCGTTTTTACTGATAAATTCCTCAGGGTCATTAATTTGATTAACTGGATTAATATATACTGTGGATGTATCTTCACATTGCACAACTATATGTCCTCCTAAATAGCACCAAGGATGAGTTGCGTGTATATGTGGAGTCATCTTCTCTCCGGTACGCAATACATTTGTCCAACATTGAATCCATACTCTAGACCTAGGAATGTTAAGATCATTTAATAATGATAGATACAATTCTCGAATTTTAAGTTGTAGTTTCTCCATTTCCGTCTCAGTCCAGTGAAACATATTATATGATTTCCATCTAGATGTCATGCTGTTTGGACCCACTCCTGTAAATGCATCTTTTACAGATTCGGATCTAGAAAATGGGGGGTATTTTTCTATTATTTCTTTTTCTTTTTTTAAAATAATAGATGCAATTTCATCAAAGTTTATATCATCAATAACATAATCACTGATTATATAACTCCACGTCGGTGCAAATGGAGACTGCGGTGGCGCACTTCGAAAATGTGATATTTTTAATAAATTTTCAAGACTTGGAGGTTTAATTGTTTTAGTTTTTGTAGAATTGAACAGGTTACTTATTTTTTTGAATAAATTTTTCATCAAGTTCCCCATTCGTTCTTAAAGAGTGGCACTTGAAGTCGGTCACTGTACCGCCATCCTTTTCGCATTGCCATCTCTGCCACTGCTCTATTATTAAGATGGTACACCCGCTCAACACCACCGACAGGCATAACATACACAGGACCTTTAAACCCTGCCGCACGATATTCTTCAACTGCTCGTTCAGCATCTTTAAGATCCTCCTCAGTTGCTATAACAAATTTCAAATATACATAACCTACTTCTTCGTAAGCACAGACTACTGTAGGTTTAATAGCATCCTTCCAAGGTTCGCCACTACCTGGAAGTTTGGCGCTCACACTAAACGTAATTTCTTGATCACATGTTCCGCCTAATGGAGGGCGTTTCCATTCATTTAGAAAATCTTTAAACGCACTAGTTAAACGCATTGTGCCGTTTGTTTCAAATGTAATTTCTTTTAGACCACGCATTTTAGGATGTGATAGCAGATCTGGAAATTGTTTTTGCCATCCCAGTAATGGCTCCCCGCCTGTGATTACAAGGTGTTCGTCTCGCCATTCTTTGTAGGGCAATATCTCTGTGATTCTGTCTGCAATAGCGTCTGACGTGAGCAAAGGACTAAGGTCTTTAAAACGTGGATCCCAAGAAGCATAACTATCGCAACCAGTACTAACAAGTGGAAGTTCTTCATAAGTTTTAAATTCTATAATTTTTCCTGCAATAGCATCTCTTTCTGCACTGAGCTCACCCCTCGGCATTCCAAAACCTCCGCAGGTAAAGTTACACCCAAAAGTACGCAAGAAAACGGACGGTACACCCATGTAACGTCCTTCTCCCTGCACACTATAAAATAATTCTGCTATTTTAATTTTACTCATACAATCTTTCCTAATCCTAACCAAATTAATTGATCTAATTCTGTTTGATAGTCTTGTCCGAGTCTACGCTTTTCAAAAATTGACTGTAGCACTTCCTTACCATCACCGTAGTCCATAACACCTGAACCACGTGACTCTAATTCTTCAATTAGGTCATCAGTATCAAAGTCTGCAAGATTAACATCAACTTCAACTTCTGTGTAAATTGTTTTATACATTTTCGTTACTTTCGTAAATGTTAGACCAAATTTTCAATTTTTCAATCTTTGCTTGTTTAGCAATATTTAGGCCTTCGTCGCTGACAACATTATAATATTTTAACAGATCTATCATTGCAAGTAAATCCCCAATTTCGCCTTCTAAGTGCTCTGCGTTAGTTAACGGTTTTCCAGGTTTGGCATTATCCAATCCAAATCGAAAACATTTACTAATTGCCTGTGTGACTTCGGCACATTCTTCTTGTGTAATTAACAGTACTTCTTTTAGTTGATTATTCATACAAAATCCTTAAACATTTGTTTTCGACCTCTTTCACCTAGCTCGTTATCAAATATATCCTTAACTGTAGTCATCATAGCACAGGCCATCATCAATAAATCTTCTCTACTATCGCACATCATGATTTGACGCTCAATCGGTTCCATTAACTCAGACATTCGTTTAGCAGTTGCTTCTTTATCCATTTTTTGCTCTTTCTGTAAGATATACATCATTATGGATCCACTGATTTTTAACAAGGAATCCCCACTCGCGTTTCTGAGGACCAGGTATAAACAATGTCCATGCTGTTACATCTGGATCTAATTCTATTCTATGATACGAAGTAGGACTACAAATCCTAAAATGACCGGGAGCTCGCCATTTTGCAATCTCGCCAATTTTTTCGCCATTTGAATTAAATTGCGGAATCCATTCATAGTAACCGCCTTTAAGAATTAAAGTAGCGTAAGACCAGGGATGATCATGTACATCATCTGGATCTGATTTAAGAAATTTATGTAAAAAGACGTTAAACGGAAATTTATTTCTATCTTTAAGAAAAATATAATATCTTTCTAGATACGGTTCGTTATCAAGACGATCCATGATAACACGTTTACGTCCTTTACTATCTAACCAATTTAGAAACCATTTCATTTTAGTTCCACTTCATAATATTTTGAGTAAGGATAATGTTCATTAAGCCATTCTAACAATCCAGGTTCCCAGGGAAGATTAACGGTTTTACTTTTATTGGTAATATATTTTATCGACATGTTTCTAGATATTCGTGAAGTTTTTTAACAGCTTCGTCAAAGTCTATTGCCCAAACTTTAGCTTCAATGATACTTCCAACAATTTCCATATCAAATGGAATTGTTCCATTAAATTTAAAATCTTCATGTACTTCTGTAGTAACAGCAAATTCTTGTATGTGTTTGGCCCTAAAAATTAGGTTATTGGCCATATCTACTGAATTCATTCTTCGTCCTTAAAGTCTATGACCTTGCCGTTTTCATCTGCACAGATAATGCGTACAGTTTCCCCGGCTTTGTTTTGAATTTCAATTGGCCCCCAGATCCACCATTCGGTTTCATCGTTGTACCATGCGTCTTCACGTTCTTCTAATTCATATACACTATTTTCATCAATGAACTCTTGGATTTCTTCTTCCTCTTCATCAGTAAGATCTTCAAAGTCAATATCATACCAGCAACCGCCATCATCCATACTAACAAGTTCAACGCTTTCAATATTGTTAACTTCGCAGTCTAACATATTGATGCTGTCTTTCTTGCCATCCCCTCTCGGAACAAAATCAAATTCAAATTCTGGAGGATTGTCATCTGAAGTTTCTACAGTCCATGTGCCCCAACGGAAACCGTTAGTAACTGTGATTTTACCCTTACCTTCACGTCGAACCCAATGTTCTACTTCTTGGCAGGATTTTTTATGATATGTGCTAACGGTCCAGATGGCCATGATTTACTCCTTAAATATCTAGATCCATCTCACCGGCTTCTTTAACAAGAGCCAGTACTTCATCTAATGAATTGCATAGAATCTTAGCATTAACATAGTCGCCTTTTTTGTTACGACCACCTGCTTCAACCATAAAGCCGTTATCATAACGATTGATAGTATATGACTCGTTAATTTTTGTCAGCTTGTCGCTGAATTTAGTTACTGATTTTGCTGTTGCCATGATGTTCTCCTTTTATCTAGGTGCAAATTCTTGTTGTAGTTTAACATTATCCATAAATTCTTTTTTAGTACCGGCATCGTCTTTGAACGCACCTT